TCTAAACCTGAGAAATTCTCAGTGATTACACCTTTTTGTTTCAATACTTTTTCAGCTTCGGCAAACGTAGCTGCATTACGGACGTAATTAGGAAACTGGCGTTTTGCTTCAGTTAAGAACATACCTTTATGTCCTTTATCTTCTTTAATTAATCTGTATTGTTCGTTTAATGTTTTCATTATTGTTCTCCTATTAATAAAGTTTTAATGTCTTTTATATATTCTAAAATTAGATCTGTTCCTGTAACTACTTCGTATGAACCTGGGTTTTCAGCATAAAATTCTGCTGTTTCATTTTTAGCATTTGATATTAAAGGTAGTAGTGAGTTTAATTCGTTTTCCACTAATTCGAATGCTTTTATTCTATCTTGTTGAAAATCGTTATACTCATTTAGCATTTCGTCTTCAAATAATTGTTTAACTTCTAATCCAGATCCCTTAATTTTTTTGGGTACGGGCTTATACCCAAGTTTATAGTAGTATATACTTTTTGTTCCCTTAGCATTAGTGTTTTTGTTAAATGCAGCAGGAGTAGCATATTGAGCACCAGCACCAGGAGAAAAAGTTGCACCACCAACACCTGTTGATGATTGTTCTTTAAGTTTTTTAACTTTTTCTCTAATGATATTTTTTATAGTCTCAATCATTTGCTAATTCTAATTCGTTAACTAAATCACAATATTGTAATAGGTTAATCAAATCATTATCAGATACCTTTACATTTTTATTTAAAGGTTTCATAATTGATATGATTTCGTTAACTTTAATTTTTGTAACTTGGTCTTTGACTTTTTTATTTAATTTTGTTAATTCTTCTCTAATTTCAGTAGATTTAGAACTATAAAATTCTTTTAATCTTGGTGAATTATCAATTGAATTGATTAATTCTTTTAAAATTGACTTTTGGTGTGAGTTTAATTCATCATACTTACCATTAAATTTTTCTAAAATTATTCGATATGTTAGAGTACGTAAATCTTTATCAGATTTTTTAAATTCTTCCAATACATTATCTCTTACTTGTTTTTCTGTAATCACAGCAGCCGTTAAATGCTCTAATATAGTTACTTTGTTCGTAATAATAACATTAGGATTTACTACATTTCCAATATCATATGCCTCTAAAAGTGTATAGAAAGCAGCCTGTGTTTTGTAGTTAGGTAATTTATGATTAAAAAACTCATTTAAATTATAGTGTTTTGAAATTTCACTAATGAGATTATATCTTTGTTTTTTAACTGATCGCTTGTTAATATTTTTAGATGCTTCTAAAAGCGTATCAATTACAATATTTGCTTTAGTCTCAGTAATACTGGTTTTATTTAGTAAAGTTTCATACAATTTGTATTCTTTCCCCAATTCTGTTTTAACAAAATATTTTTTAAGCATTTCTTTGACTGGTGAGTCTTTTCCATCTAAGGTATCCGCTGTGATTTGTCTAATCAACAATTCAAAAAGAATACCAGTATTTTTATACTTCGAATGTTTAATCTTCATTCTATGATAATATTTGTTTATTTATAAATATATTAAAAGTTATCACTCGCAATGTTATCTTCATCTAACAGTGATTCTTTTTGCTTATCTGCTTCAAATATCATTTGTTTTTTACCAAATGGAACTTTACTTAACATATCTGATTGGAAAGCTGATAGTGATCTATTCTCTAGCGCCAATGGTGAGCCACCTTTGTAATTAGTTCTCATTGACGATGACTCTTCATCATCACGTTTCATTCCTAGAGATCCAATTCTATCTTTCCCCAATGAATCGTCTTGTGTATTTCTGTTAGTTACTTTTTCTTCAGGTCTTCCTAATGGATTTTTTTCGTCATATCCTACGGGAACATCAGCATCATTATCATATCTACCTCTACCATATAATGAAGCTAAATCATGTGGTGTACCATATGATTGTCCAGATTCAACGGGATCATTACCTTCTGATTCAATTTGGCTAATTCTAAATTTACGTTTAGCATCTTGTCTAATTAAATCTCTCATTTCTTCATATTGATCTTCACTTAAATGCCATATATTTTCATATATCCAATCTGTAGGCATTAAATGTCCATCCATCATAGAGTTAGATAATTCAACTTTTTCTTTCATCAATGCAATTCTTTCTTGATCATAAATGATAGAAGGAGTAGTTAATGATAATTCAAAATTAGTTAAACTTTCAGCTGAGTATCCTTGTGTGTATAAGTGAACTAAAGCAATTTTATTTAATTCAGATAACATTATACGTTGAATACGATCGATTGTACGCGCAAATCTAATATCTTCTGCAGCCAATGTAGCCTTACCTGTTAAGTCTTTTTCATAGCCTAAAAACGCTTTAGGTACTTTTAACGCAGCAAATAATTTATCTCTTAAGTATTCAACATCAGTAATACCATCATATTGTAGACCTGGGAGTGTATCTATTTTAGTTGCATTATCATTTCCACGAACCGGAATATAGAAATCCTCAAGTAAATTTTGCATATTGTACTTTAAGTTATATTCACCTGTTTGTTGGTCAATATAAGGGGTACGTTTCATTTTAGTAATTGTTTTCTGCATGAAGTTTTCTACTTCAGTAGGTGCAATATTACCAACATTAACATAAAATATACGTTTTTCAGGTGCACGAACGATTCTATGAATCAACATTGCATCTTCCATTAATGTATATTGTTTAAATAATTTACGAGCAGGTTCAATATATGATCTACCGTAAGGTAAGAAGTTAGTATCAGTTAATAATCGGAAATGAGCCATTTCGTAGTTATCAAATATGATAGATGTTCCTTGTTGAGATGAGTTTGGTACATCAAAGTAGCCATAACTTGAGGCTGATATACCATCTGGATCAAATCTAAATCTTACAGATGCAGGATTTTTCATATCATATCCTTCTTGTCTCTCAATGTGATATGCAGTATATGGAATTACATTATATACACCATATTTTTCAGCGATCTCTAATTTTAAGAAAAAGTCACCATATTTACACATATTACGAATCCAAGGCCAAAGATTAAATTCAATATTTAATACATCGTAGAATAAGTTATATAATATTTTTTGTACATCTTCATCCGAACTACGAATTGATAATACTTCACCTAGCTCACTTTTTAAAGTAGACTCATCAGCTATAATATCTAAAGCAGAAGCAATAATAGCATCTGTATCCATAGCATCATATTCTGAGTATAGAGTAGGTCTTAAGGTTTGGTAGTTAAATGAATTTTGGTAGCCATATAATGATGTAGCTGAGTTAGTGTAAATTCTATTAAATCTATCTACTAGGGAATTTGTTTGGAGTTCACCGGATTGTTGGATTTGATTAACATCCATAACCTTAAGTTGTGTTCCACCTTGGTTACGAATAATTACATCCGTTGAGAATAATCTTTTTAATCTCGAAAATAAATCTTTTTGAGCCATATTTTTTTTATTGTATTATACTAATAAATATTGAAAAAAACAACGAATTGTTTAAAGTAACCAATTAATATCTTCCTCTCCTCCAGAATATGGATTATCCATCTTCCAAGGGTTTTTATCTGTACCTTGACTTGAATATCCTCCTGAGAATGAGTTATTGGCTGTTGATATACTGTTTAGCATACTTTTAGTAAGATCAACACCATGTTGTTTAAATTTAAATGATATATCTCTCATAAATTGACCCATAGAGAATGACATTACTAAATCATCATTATAACCTGATTGTGCTTCTGCTCTACCATTTTTCCAAACAAATACTTTCATTTCCTCTATTAGGCGTTTTGATTGGATTGTTACACCCTTATCGGAAAGTGCTTCTTGAAATTTACCTATACAAATAGGTCTAGTACGAGTTGTCATAGAAAAACCAGCTACCATTTTACTAGTATCCATATATTCAGTAAAGAATGAATCCGAGCTTATTTCACCGCTTTTGGGTGAATAATATAAATTAGGGTATTGTCTATCTATTATTGTTTGGATTGTTGACCATCCGATATTTGCGTTTTCAACTACAAGTAAAGCGTTATTATATTCAGTTGCTATACCCACAAGTAAATGTCCAAATTCTTTGGTTCCAATTTTACCTTTATATTCGCCTATTTGTGTATTTGTTTCAATGTCTAGTATATGAAATGCAGAGTGGTCTTTTCCATCGCCTCGGGCAACATCAGCTACAATCATATATGATCTAGAATAATCTGCTGGTTCCCAAATCCATAAGTTTCTATCAGCTCCTCTACGCTCTAAAGGTTCTTTAATATATGTCTTTAGATAAAACTCTAAAAATTCAGGGTAAAATACAGTATCTCCAGATGTACTAAAATCACAGTCACATTCTTGTGCCGCTAATCTAGGATCACCTAATAATTCATCTTGTCTATCTCTCCACGTTTGATCACGTTCGGGATGAACCATCCAAGGTAATCTAATTGGAATAAAATCATTTTCTTGACCTTCTGCTCTAACCCATGTTTGATGAAACCAGTTACCTGTACCATAAGGGGTACTTAATACAATAGCTCCACCCCCAGTTGCTAGAGTTTGTTGTGCGGATGCCCATGTCTCTCCAATATTTTCAATAAATGCAGCCTCATCCACTATTAGAAGAGAAACAGCTTCTGAACGTGCAGCATCCGCATTTGATGATTTGGCTTGAATTTTTGATCCGTTATTTAATCTTAAGGATAATTTATTATTTTCAACAGCAGGTACTTTTAACCATGAGGGTAAATTTTCCCACATAAATTGTACTTTAGAAACCAAGTTACGAGCTGTAGCTTGAGTTGTTGCTAATGCTAGTACGTTTCTATCTTGATGAAATGTCATTAACCATAGGGAATAACCTGCAGCTAAAGTTGATATACCTAATTGTCTTGATTTTAATACTATTGAATATGGATTATCCCTCCATAAATGTAATACTTTTTCTTGAAATGGATATAGATTGAATTGAATTCTACCTCTTTGTGGATGTTGAATAAAACAATACTTTTTCATAAAATGTGCTGGGTCTTGAGCACACTTAGTATATTCTTGTCTTAGTATTTGTTTTATATCGTTACTCATATTATTTAATTGCTATTAGAGTAACCAATATAGCTAGAGTTCCTAAAAATCCACCCCCTAATATTTGGGCTGTAGTTTTTAATCTATTATTTTTTCCAATAAGTTTATTATTATCCTCTGTTAACTCTTCTATCTTACCGATATGAGTTTTTTCTTTTTCCTCAAATACTTTTACTTCAGCTTTATGCTCTATTTCTTTTCGTTCAAAAGATACCATAACACTATCCTGTAGTCTTATTTTATTTTGAGATTCTTTAAGAATTAATTGAGTTCCCTTTAATTCGGACTGTAGTGAGTCTTTTTGAATTAGTTCAATAGCAATTTTTTGAGCTACAGAATATGGAATACAAATTTTATTTGTATCGGATTGCGAAAAAGTTTGAAAGCTCAGAAGGAGTATAACTCCCAATATCTTTAATTTTTTTACCATAATATATGCGAGTTTTAATTAGTTCTTTTCCTAGTGAATCTATTCTATTATTAGATATATTAATACTATCTCTGTATCTTTTAATTTGACTGCCCAATATATTTTGTCTGTTTTTAATATATTTTAATTCAATATTTAGACTATCAATTCTAGATCTATAAGGATCGTATGAAATAGGAGTGTCTACCCTAGTTGATAGAGCAGACACTATTATTATAATCATTATTATTCCAATTCCAAAAAGGACTAATTGTTTTTTACTAAAAGTTATAACCTGATTTAACATGAATTTTGTTATTAGATGCTTACGTCTCTACCTGCTGTTTTCTTTAAATCTTTTAACATTGCAGTTGAAAATTTATATTCTTCTTTTGCTTTTTTCAAATAAGCATCAACTTTTGGTTTATCGTCTTTGTATTTTTTGATAAATTTTAATCCTAAGTTGAATTTTTCAATTTTATCTTTTGGTGCTGTTTTACCTAATTCTTTAGCAGTAGCATCAGATCCTATATTTTTAGATGCTTCTTTATCTTCATCATCCATATCTTTAGTTGATGCTTTTTCTGCTTTAGGTTCAGCTTTTGCTTTTTCTGCTTTAGCTTTAGGTTCTGCTTTAACTTTATTTGGATCAGCTTTACGACCACGTTGACCTACTTCTCTATTACCTCTAACTAATGCAATAAATTTATTTAATTGATTGTCATACATTGTATCACCCTCAAGTGCATCTTCTACTTCAGCATCAGCTTTAATTGCTTT